GCGATCTTTTAAACGACATAATCAAAGCAGCTGCACGACCGGCGATCAGCGGATTTTTCAATACAATTATTTCTGGTTTTATGCCCACCGGAGGGGGCGCGGGGGCAGGGGGAGAAGGCGGACTCTCCGGCGTCGAATCAATGGGACTCAGACTTAAGCATACCGGATCTTTTCCCGCAGGATCGTTACCACGATTCCACAGCGGGCTTGCGGCCGACGAATACCCGGCAATCTTACAACGCGGCGAAGCGATTATTCCTAAAAATAAAATAAACCAGCTCGGCGGCGGGTCCAACGTAAATGTGATCATAAATAACACCACCGGGCAGCCGTCATCTCAACGAGAACAAACGGGCCCGGGTGGAGAGCGCCAAATTTTTGTCAGCATCGGAAACGACATCGTCACCGGCGGGCCCCTGGCCAAGTCGATGGAACAAACCTATCCGATGCTAAAACGAACAGGACGGAGAACTTAAAATGCCAACCTGGCCGGTATCATTACCTGATTATGTATTAAAAGAGGGATTTTCCGAAAAACTGCCGGCCAACATCATCAGGTCATCGATGGGAGTCGGTCCGCCCAAGATGCGCAAACGAACCACCAGCGGCCCCCGACCGTTAACTGTCACACAGTATATGACCGCAAGCCAGGTGGCCACATTCGACACTTTTTATGCCAGCACACTGTCCTGGGGAAGCTTACGATTCGATTGGGTCAGCCCCCGCACCCAGGTGGCCAAAGAATTAAGGTTCACCACAGAACCAAGTTACACACCATCAGGCGCGGGGTACATGGTTAACATGGCTCTTGAAATCATGGATTAAAAATGGCACGAAGCACATCAGCGACATTTAGATCAGCGGTAAATGCGGAAGAAACTTCCGAAGTATTTCTAATTTTATTGGAGATGACGCACGCTGATATCACCACCATCCGGCTGGTAAATAATTACACCGACGTCGTGGGCCCGGGAGCAAACACATATATAGCGTTCCCGTTTCAAATAACGATCCCATCAGACGATGACGAAGCGCTATCTCGGGTGCAGCTGACTATCGACAACGTCGATCGTTATCTCATGGATGAAATCAGAGCGATAACAAGCGCCCCTGACATATCAATATCAGTCGTCCTGGCAAGCAGTCCGACTGTCATTGAAGCTGGCCCGTTTGAAACTAAATTAAGAAACGTCGATTACGACGAAAGCAGGATAACAGGGGATTTACAGGCAGAAGATATTTTAAACGAACCTTATCCCGGTGAAAGCTACGTCCCCGCAAATTTCCCGGGCTTATGGATATGATCCCAGGCTGGGTAGAAAAATATGTGGGTCTGCCATTCGAAGAATACAATTGCTGGCAGCTAATATGCTTAGTTTACAGAAACGAATTTAAAATTAATTTGCCGACCTATGAAAATGAATACACGGACGCACTGGATGCAAAAAAAATCAAAAAAATTTATGAACGAGAGCTTAAAATTTGGACGTCGATTAAAACCCCGCAACCACCCGATCTCATTATCTGCCGGGTCCGCGGACAGCCCTGGCACACAGGCATTGTAATTGCACAAAATGAAATGCTTCATACTCAACGATATTCAAACGCTGTGATTGAACGCTATGACAGATTTACATGGAAAAATCGAATTATCGGATTCCGCCGACATAATCAACGTATTTTCCTGCCCCCGCCCGTTTTCAGATCTCAAAGTTGACCACGTTGTCCCTCTTGGACTTACAATTTCACAAATCTTAAACACCACGGGGATGACACTTTATAACCACCTGGATGCTCATATCTTCGTAGACGACATCTGGATCGAACGGTCAAAATGGAAGACGACAACCCCGAAACAAAACCAAATTGTATGCGTAAAAGTAGTCCCGGCTGGTGACGACGCCCTACGAATCGTTGCTATGATCGGTGTCATGGTCCTGGCAATCTATGCCCCATATGCAGCAGGCTTAATCGGTGAAGGAATCGTTACCACCACTGCAATGGGAATCGGTGCCGGAGTATTAAGCGCCGGAGTCATGATAGCAGGATCTTTAGCTGTCAACGCGTTGATCCCACCGGCAACCGCTGAATCAAATGACAACTCGTCTGATGAAAAATACTATTCCATCACTGGCATAAAAAACCGGGCCAACCCGTACGGCCCGGTTCAACAATGTTTCGGTAAAATGCGAATGTACCCCACCTACGCTGCCTTACCGTATACTGAAAATTATGGCAGCGACAGCTATCTTCGCATGATCTTTGCCATTGGGCTAGGAGACTATGGGCTGTCCGAGTTTAAAATAGGCGAAACCGACCTGGCCGACTATGATGACGTCGAATATGAAATCGGTTACAAAGACACCATCGGAGACATTTATCCCAACAGCGTCTATGAAGAACAGCTGTCCGTAGAGCTTCTTTCCGGTCTGGATTACGGAGATCCACCGGCAGCGGAAGTATGGACAACCAGGACAACTCAACCGGGTACCACTGAAATAACAGTCGACCTAACTCTACCAAACGGTCTTTATACTATCGACGATGATGACGGTCGCATCCGAGCAATGGGGATAGATGTCGAAATTGAATACAGTATCAAAGACGCCGACAGTTGGACGGCTTTCCCGGAATCACCTTTTACCATATACCAAACAATCCAACATCGGCATGCCATCGCATTCAGAAAAACCGGGTTAAGCGCTAACGAATATGATGTCCGTATGCGTAAAACTTCCGCCGACTGGCCAGCAGGCCCCAGCGGATCCGATGGCAGCACGCGCATAGGAGATGTCTATTACACCGCGCTGCGTTCGATCAAATACGAAGAACCGGTTAATCTCGACAATTTGCTTTTAATCGCCATGCGCATAAGAGCATCCGAACAGTTAAACGGTGTTGTCGATTCTTTTAATCTTATCACCGAAGCCAGGCTGCCGATCTGGACGGGGTCCGCTTGGAGCTCACCGGCAACCACCCGGAATCCCGCCTGGGCTTACGCTGAAACATGTCGTGGCAGCACGGGATCAAACGTCCGTCCAATCGATGATGACAAAATCGATGGAAATTATCTTTTAACCTGGGCCAATCAATGCGACACCGATGGATTTAATTTCGATGCGATCGTTGATAAACGCTCCACTGTATATGAAACTTTAAAAAATATCGCCGCTGCAGGCCGGGCGTCATATACAAAAGTCGAAAATAAATACAGCGTTTTACAGGATTTAGTCCAGGCCACGGCCCGCCAACATTTTTCGCCCAGAAACTCCTGGGGCGCTAAGGGACGCAAAGTTTTCAACGACCTGCCACATGCGCTCAGATGCCGTTTTATCAATGAAGACTCCAGCTACCAGCAAGATGAAATGGTCGTCTACCGCGATGGCTACACCCTGGCCAGCGCAACTTTATTTGAAACCATGGAATTCTGGGGTGTCGTTGACAGCGATCATATCTGGAAACTCGCCCGCTATCACATGGCGGTCGCCGAACAGCGCCCTGAAATATTTGAACGATTTACAGACATTGAAAGTTTAGTCTGCACCCGCGGTGACCGGGTCCGCCAGACAGACGATGTGATTTTAGTCGGCCTCGGCCAAGCGCGCATCACAGCCATATCGTTAGCTGGCGTTGATTGTGATGGCGTCACCATGGACAATGAACTTTCAATAAGTGGAACATCAAGCTACGGCGCACAAATCAGGCTAAGCGACACGTCCATGATTTCCGCAACAATAGCGACTCCGACTTTAGGGTCGTTTAAAACAATTAATTTCAATCCGGTCATCCCCCAAGCCGATGTCCCTGAAATCGGCGACATGATATTTTTTGGAATATCCGGTTCGGTATCAAAAGAATGTATTATCACCAGGATAGAACAAGGTGCTGATCTAAGCGCAAAAATAACATTAGTTGATTACAACACCGATACGATCCTTGCAGCTTACGGTGGAGCCATCCCGGCATACGACCCCGGCATTACGATGCCGGTGCCGCCCGAGCAAAAAGTCCCGGTCGCACCAATTATTCAGGCTATAACCACCGGAGTCATCGCCACGCCAAGCGGTTTTAATCAAATCCCGCAGTTAAATGCAAAAATTGATTTCACATATAACCTGATGACATCGTCGGGGACTGTTTCTGGAAGAACCGTCTACGCCGATGGGTTTCAGGCTCAATATCGATCGGAATACACATTCGGAGCCACCACCAGCTACTCTCCCTGGGCTCAGCTGCCGCCGATCGCTTTTGATGCCAGGCATTTCGACCTGCCAGTTGAAAACGGTGAGGTCTATGATTTCAAATTAAGATCGGTCACCAAATACGGTCAAACCTCGACCTGGGGGACTTACAACTCATATACCGTTGCTTACTCAGCCATCGCGCCTGAAGACATCACGGGTTTAGCACTAGTCCAGGGTGGCAGCACGTTCGAAGGCGATGACATCCAAATTACCTGGACACTTCCGACCAGCATCCATCGGGTCGCAAAATATAAAATCGCTTCTTATACGTCCGGTGCCACTGTCTTAAGAGTCGAGTACAAAGATTTTGATGATAACTTTTATTCATATGATTTAAACAAAAACATGGAGGACAATACCGGCACCCCACATGATGACATCACTTTTAAAGTCTGGGCGGTTAATTATTTCGGCGACCTATCGGACTCTGAAGCTACCCTATCGGTAAGCGCTGCGGCCCCCACAGCACCATCCGGATTTTCATTAATCCAGGGCGGAGCTGAGTTCACCGGCGTCGACTGTGAAATGATCTGGAGTACGGCATCCAACGTGTGGCTGCTTGAAAAATACAAAATCGATGCATACAAGACTTCCGCATTAACCACTATTCTAAGAACCAAATATATCGATAAATCTCAGATTTATAATTCATACACGTTCGCTGAAAATCTGGAAGACAACGCCGGCAGCCCGGCCACCGGGTTGACGTTCAGATTATATTCAATTGGAAATTTTGGAATTCCATCGGCTTCCTATGCTTCTTTAGCGGTCTCAAATCCTGTCCCTGCAAATATTTCAAGCCCGGCAACAGCCCCCAGAATGAGTGGAGTCGATTTTTCATGGGCTGCCAATGCCGAACCGGATTTTAGCCACTATGAATATCGACTTCAAATCGAATCCGATGGTTGGTCAGACTGGTATAAAACAAATTCAATCAGAGTATCACGCATCTTAACTTCTCCTGAAAAAACAGCTCACGGTGTCGATGCAAACATACAAATAGAAGCCAAGGTCTTTGATATTTTTGGACAGGAATCAGCGGCCGCCCAGGGTGTTAACGCGGACTGTCTCTCATTGGCAATCAAAGCAACTGATGTCGAAGATATGACTCAATTATCTTCCTTGTTTACGGATGTCCCGGTAATCCAATCATTATCATTTACAGATGATGATCCGGACACAAATTCAATATCTTGGTCTGCATGCACTATTTATTTAAACGACACTGAATATTCTATCCCCGCAAGCGTGGGCACAGACAAAAAATATGTCTACTGGAAAGACCTGGCGGGGTCGTTTGCCGCGACTACAACCCACCCCGGATCTATCGCTGGATGGAAACCACAAGAAGATTTTATCATAGCCACAAACACAGCTGGGGCCCATCAGAAGTCCTGGAATGCCATAGCTAACGAAATTATAGGGTCTGCCTGGATAAAAGACGCCGCTATCATATCAGCAAAAATAAACGATTTAGCTGTTATCACCGGCAAAATTAATGACTTAGCTGTCACCGAAGCTAAAATTGA